CTGCTTTAGCAAATCTATTAGTTAAAACATCAGCTAATTTTGGTAACATCTCTTCAGCCGTTACCTGTCCCAATTCCAACATCTTATTAAGTTCTTTAGTAGTAACCCCCATTGCTTCTGCTGCCATTATAAAAGCACCAGGGAGTCTTTCACCCAGTTGGCCCCTAAGCTCTTCTGCCTGGACGTTACCTTTTGACATCATCTGGGATAAAGCTCTTAATGTACCCGTAGTGTCGTCTGCACTTAAACCAAGGGCGGCACTTGCTTGAGAAACAGCTAAGAATACCTTTTGAACCCCTTTCCCTTCTAATGTAGTCCCTTTAGAAGCTGCCAGGATGTTTTTATATCCTTGTTCCATTGGAAGTAAAGCTAACCCTAAATCCTTAGAAACTTTTTGAACAAATGTTAATTGCTGGGCAGCCGCTTCTGCTGATCCCGTTATTGCTTTGAAACTTCTATTTAACGAATCTAATTCAGTACCAGTTCTAACCAAATCCTTAATAAATGTCGCACCCTGCATTGTAGCTAAAACCGTAATATAACCCAAAACAGCGGATTTAATCGTTTTAGTAATTCCATTTATATTACGACCTGATCTATTCCACCTGGAATCTACCCTATTAAGAGTAGATTTAGTTTTATTTCCGTATGTAGTTAAATCCCTTGCTGCTTGTTTTAATTCAGTTTTTACTTTTCTTTCATAATCTTGGACAGCTTTAGTTGCTTCTTTAAGTTCTCTTTCCGTTTTTTCTGCATATAATTTAATAGCGTATTCAGCCTGTCTAAATTCCCTTTCAACTTTAGCTACATAATTAGCCATATCTTTTTGGGTTGCGATTAGTTCGGCTTTTACTTTGTTTTCGTACGCTTGAACAGCTTTTTCAGATTTCTTCCACCTGGCATCCGCTTTATCTAATTCTTTATCAACGGACTTAGAAACCTTTTTCATTTCATCTTGGGTTTGTTTCACCCCCCGTTTTAAATCTGATATGTCTGCCCCTATCGAAGCAACTAAAGTTCCAATATCCATATTTAACCCCTTAATCTTTTGGGTAAGGTTTTTCTTTGTGGTGCCGTTTCTTCTAAAGCGTACTTGTACTTCTTTCCATCTTTACCAATAACGCCCTCATTGAAATGTTCTGATACTTTCTTCCTTGTCTTGTCATCCCCAAAAATTCCAGCTAAACTTAAAGCAGAATCTGATATTTGTGCTTGGGGTTTCTTCTTTTTATCTTCTGCATTACCGAACTTAGGGAGAAACATCTGCACATCCCAAGACGTTTTATCTTTTTTCTGCGCAAAAGCATTAGCAAAAAAGACTGCTATTTGAGCGAGTTGAACGGAAATTGTATCTAATTGATCAGGGTTCTGATTACTAAATAATTCCCATTCAACCGCTTCACTATATGACAATTCAGAAAGCATGGAATTTACGTCTATTCTTCCACATCTTCTGGCCTGGTTGAGCCAGAACTTTCTTCCAGGCCGTCGGAGTTTTTTATCATGTTCTCTTGGTCTTCTTCCGTAACACCATTCAGCTTTTTAGCCTCTTCCTGGAGGTAGTTGATAGCCTTTGCTGATTTGGAACCCAATTCTTCAACATCGTCATCGGTAAAGATTCTGGTTTTGCCTTCTGGATCGGAACAAAGAACTCTTACCAAAAGGGAAGCGGAAAGGTTCTCCATTGACATTGTTTTTCCCCCTTCTGAATCTTCTACCATACGGGAAAACTGCCAATCATCCCTTTCCTTAGCAGACATTGCCCTTACATATACTTTAGCATCATTCCATTCTTTTACAATACATTCTACTGTGGGAAGGTCATTACAGGATAGAATTAAATCCCTTAAATTTATTGGTGCAGTTTCTTTCTTAGACATGGTTAATCTCCTTGCTGGTTAAGTTGAGAACCCTGATTAGGTTCTATATGTTTATGTGTTGACGTGTTTAAAGGATAAAAGTTAAATTAAGATCCTGATCCAGAATTAACTGTAATTTGTCCAGTGATCTGGAAAGATACATTACAAGTGATCTGAGAACCGGAATCAAGATTCAAGGGAAGTTCTGTTACAAGTGCCTGAAATTCCAATGAAGTCTTATCCGAATCAGGAAGAATAAGTTCATAATCCTGTGCTGAATCATCCTCAAAATCCCCTTTCATTGCAGCATAATCGGTTCTATTGAAATTCATAGTGAAAGTCAATGTACCAGGACTGCGAAAACCAGGGATAAATTCCCGATAACCACCTGTACTTCCTAACGATGTCACATCAATTGTTTCCCTGGACATACTGGGACCAGAAATGGTTGTGACTTCGCCTACACTTGCCCAAGCTGATCCCGTCCATTTTTTAAGCAATGCGCCTACTGAACTTACTGCATTTGTCATAATAAATACTCCTTATGTTGTTAATTACTTCTATTCTAAATCCCAGATCGAAATATCTGGAAATTTAATGACCATTGATATCTATTTTTTTCATCTTGTCCTAAATACAATATATCTGATCTACAAGCTATCAATATATATTTTGTATCGTTCCAAATTTCATTGTTTCTTGCATCATGTAAATAATATTTGATGTTTCTAATTAAATCATATCCACTTTGGTAACTGTTATTTCTTAACATTATTTGAATATTGGGTTTTTCTAATCCGTATTCTTCTTGACCTTGCCCCCCGGTGTCCGATACAAGAGTACAATTATTAGGAGAAGTTGGTTGACTTGCTATAAATAAATCTGTTCCAAAAACATACCCCAGTCCAGCAACTAACATATCTTTTACATCTTCACTTGGGGGATTAGCTGTACTGGTTAAAGTCATCTTATTTTAGCCTCCTTTGATATATTGTATAATATTTCTAAAATATTTCTATCTAAAGCATTTTCAAGAAACTTAGGACCAGATCCTTCCCTGGTAAAATTATAACTGGTAGGCATTTCATGAACATGAATCGCATACTTAGCACTAAATCCCAATAGAACAAAGGGACCACTTGGAGAAACTAAATCAGCAAGCCCCATAACTGTCTTTTTATGTGCTTTAAACATAGTCCAGGGCTTATCCCCAGCAAAAGAAGGGGTTGTGCCCATCCGTGTTTTTCCTTCTGAATCAATAAGGAAAAAACTTTGTCTTAGGTTTCCTGTGTCCCCAACCGGAATCTTAGGTGACACTTTGTCCATACTTCTACGCACAACAATTGCGGCCCGTATTAGCCCCTTTAACGTCCTTCCTTCTATTTTAGACACTTCCCTATTAAGTTTGGTTATAACCTTGTCTAAACCGGCCAATTTGTTTGATCTTTGTTCCATTACAACCACGTCTTCCTTACATAAGTACTTCCGGTAAGGTCCGGACTTTTTTTAAACTGTTTAATTGGACATGCTACCACTTGTGCCATTGGATCAGATGCCAATCCAATTAAATCAGTTAATTCCCCTAACATCAAATATCCATCTATTTCCATTTCTGTATCAGAATAAATGATCGCTTGGGATAATTCTTCTTTTCCGTTAAAGGATAAAAACAATTCCATTTCAGCTTCCCAACGAACATCTATTTCAATAGGGTCAGCAAAGGTCAATTTACCATATCCATCAATAACCGGACTTCCCCAATAAACAGCTTTTTGATTTAATGCCCCAAATAACATAGTTTATCCTAATCGTGTAAAGGTGAATCGTCAAAAGATGGAATAGCTTCAATTGTAACCGCTTTCAATCCCATAGAACCTAATGTACCGGAGCTATCTAATATCAAAGCGGTTTGTCCATAAGTAGTTGATCTAATTCCTAATACCAAAGGAGAATATGTGGTGTATGTGTCTTCCGCATCCCCTACTTTTTTCTTTAATGCTTGTCTGGTTTTGGTAATAGCTATTAAATGTGCCGACACCCATTTCTCAATTTCGGTTAAAGTTGCAACAGATAAACTCTTACTGCCCAAATTAGTAGTTACTATAAGATTAGCTGTGTTAATAAATACAGTGACTTCAGTAATGGTTAGCTGGGTATCAATAATTGCTTTTACATCAGTAGCATTTGTTCTATTTGCCATGATTATCTCCTTGATTTCCAGAGCCTGGGTTCAATAAAATCAATAACCCCAGGTCCGTTCCATTTAAGTCCTAACCATTCAATAGCTTGCATCATTTGTGTATAATCTGCATGGATCATTCTTTCAGGCCAAACCGTCTTTACATCCAACCCGGCATTAATGATTTCAACAAATTTATCCTCATGTCTGTTTACCCACCATTTCCAGCCTTCAGCTTCGGTATCAACCTTTATCTTTTTTTGGGTATCTTCATTTTGAAACTCCGTCATAAACCCGGTTTTCATACAAGAATTCACTATATCAGGAGTTTTCCGTCTAACTATAATCCATTTAGAATCAGGGAAAGCATATTGCCAAACGGGCCAAATCAAGGACATCTTAGCGCATTTATACATCCAAGGCTTATCTGGGGTCCACCCTTGTTTAGTAATACTATCAATAACCGTCTGTTTAAACTTCTGTGGTATTAGTATATTATCAGTTAAGGGTAAAGGGTATTGCCCCCTTGGATCTGATTTCAATCCCCTTAAAAGGGGCTTAACAACATCTTGTCTAAGGGGTAGATTCTCATACATACCTTTCGCATTATATTTGGATGGTCCCCCGGTATCACCTTTCCAAGCACCACATAAATGGACACAAGCACCGATCATACTGGTTCCTGACCTGGCAGCACCTGTTATCAATATAGGGCTATCTGTATAATCTTTGGTCATGATTAGACCCTCCAATATTTCATTATTTGTTCATCATCACATTCATGCGGTCTGGGTTTACCATGAAAACAAATTATAGGAACTTCTAAAGCGTTTTTAGTGCCGTCTTTAACGTCTTTTTTATAACTTGCCACCTTAGTACCAGTTTGGATTAAACACGGCTTAAAACCCCTTTTTTCTTCGTATTCTTTGGATATAAATCGCTGGTCCCACCTAAGCTTCCCAGAATTGGTCATCATCAATTCAGGGTGTTTTAATAATTCATCGTAAATATAAGATAAATCAGTTTGAAAGGACATTATACCGGATGCCATTGGTTTAGTAGTTCCAAATCCTTCCAGCATCCTAAAATCATCTGTATTATCAAAAAGACTATCAATGTTACCAGTGATAATAGTGTCTAAATCTAAATATACGACATTGCCATTAGGAAATAAATCCTTTTTAAAAATTTCTACTTTAGACCACCAACCGGGCCAATCATTTTCTAATTGGATTACTTCTACTCTTGGTAAATCCAGATTATCTAAATCTGTTAAGCATTTAAATTCAAAAGGAACGGTCAAATTTTTAATAACCATAGCCCTTAAAACTTCTACATAATGTTCTGTAAAGTCTCCACCTGATTTAAGAACACAAACAATATAATTCGTTTTATCCGCAACAAATTCAGGAATAATGGATTTAAATTCCTTTACAACCTTTTCTGTGTTAACTGTTTTCACATCTTCGTACATATAAGAAATTCCAGTTGTTCCCGGTCTACAAGATGCTTCCCAGAATGTTAAATTAAAATAATCACTCCAGAAAATGTATGTTGGAACCTTAAAATATGTACTCATTATGGTTAAACCAGAAGGAAAACCAATAACCCCAACTGAGTTCTTAATCAAACCGAATAACTGTTCAATATCGGTCTTACCTATCAAATCAACGCTATCTTCGTCTGATATATTATTAATCAAATACTGGTTTACTTTACATTTGGTATCCCATTCAGATCCCACCAGAACAATTTTACAATCTAAATCCTTTGCTAAAGCAGTTAGAATGTGGAGAACTGTTTCTTTATTCAAATGTTTCATCCAATGACTGTCATACACCCCAGTATCAACAAAATATGCTACTATATACCGACCAATATCTTTTTTACAAACGTCCCCATACATCTTTTCTTTAAGAGAAACAAACATTGGAAGATCATATTTACAAGGATATTGAGGATCAATTTGTTCTAAGGTTTTGGGCAATCTTAATTGGCCGTTATAAGCTATAAAATAATCACACCCAGCAACATCCTCAAAAATAGTTCTTTTAGATTCGTTATATGCTTCTCTCCACGGAATTTCTTTTTTATTAACATACTTATATCCCGCTGCATGGATAAATGGAAACAACTTTAAATAATCAATTGCCCGGTCCTTCTTTTCGTCCATAGATGCAATATAAACATCTACAACTCCGGTAATGCCTTTTTTTCGTAAAAATGATTGGAGTTTAACTAATACCCATTGAATATCCCCTATCCCAGGGGGAACAAGAATTTTAACCCTATTCTGCTTCGGTTTAGTAGCGATATAAACCGTTTTACCAGGAACGGGTAAATACGTCTGATTCACTTCAAATCCTATTTTTTCAAGCATAGAAAGGATTTGAATATAAGACAGCATCCAAATATGTTCGATTTCTTTCCAGTGCTTCTTTCCTTCCTTAGAAAAGAAATCAGGAAATTCTATAACTAAAGTCCCATTCTGTTCTAAAATCCTAAAACATTCAGTAAGAGTGATCAATGGGCTTTCCAAATGTTCTAAAACATCATGTAACGTGATACAAGAGAAATGATCTGTTGGAAAATTCACCGTCTCTATTGATTGATTAAAATCGACGGGGTGAACGGAACCAACATCTAATGAAGTACAATCAATCCCTTTATTCCGGGTAACTTCAGTAAAAGCCCCGTTACCCGCACCTACATCTAACCAATGTCCGGTTGTTGGTATCCCAATAAACTCATATTTATCATGCCTTTTTAGGGATGTTTTAAGGTCTTGTTTTAATGTATGTGTATATTCTGTTTTATGGTATTTTTCACTGTAGTACTCTTTCAAATCAACATTTCCAATGTCTTGTTTAATAACCCCACATTCAGAACAAATTAAAGTCTTGATTTTATTGATAATTTTATGTTTTTTTAAAGTTCCCCCACAAAAACAAATGGGTTTATTAGATTCAATTACAATAGGTTTATCTTTCTTTACTGGTTTAATCGCTTCTTGCTGATCAAAGTATTCCTTCAAACTCATTTTGGGAAATTGTTCTATCATTGAAT